GCAGAGGCCGACGCGCTTGAAGATATGCTCGCCGCACCCTCAAACAGAATTGCAAACTGGATTGCACCAGTTGCCGCTACTGAGACGGTTGCAGACCCCAAAGCGTGAATAACATCAAGCGCACTTAGTTGCTCAAGGTTTCCGAAGGTGTCTAGGGCTTCCAGATTCCCCCAATTGTCAAGCTGCTCAAGCGTTGGGTTTGACCAGTCAACCCTCGTCAGCAGTAACGCGCTGTCCAAAGAATATGGAAGCGCGTCAATGCTGCTGGTAAAGTTGTCGAGGCTGGGGGTTCCGGTCGCCATTGGCTGACCTTACGCCGCAGTCACGTCGAGGTCACCCGCCGAGATTTTTAAGATATCACCAGACGAAATGGCCTTCGCAACATCAAAAGCACCATGGATCAAAAGGTTGCCACCGCTAGAAGCGTCAAAAATACCAAAATGAGAAATCGTACCCCAAGTACCGGTCGCCGCCGCGAACTCAATCGCTGCGGTGTTATCTGTGGTCCCGCCGGATGCTGCGTCAAAGTTCGCGGCAACACGGGCATAATTGTTCCCAGTAATTTCTGAGCCAGAGGCATCGTCGTTGAACGACGCGACCGCCAGACCAAGGTAAGCCTGAGACGGGAATGTGTATGCGGAAGTGCCGAGGACGTGGTCCAGCACCTTGTTCTCTAGGTAGTCACTCATTGCAGACATGGCTTAACTCTCCACTGCGTTGTTTTGGCGTTGATACACGCTGTTAATATGCAACGATCCGGTCCCGTACTGACTTCTCTGCTCGTCAACTTTAATTTGCTCAAGCGCGGACTGGAAGCGCGACATATATTGACCCGCACGGGTTTCATCAAGAAGGTAAGCATACGCCTCTGCGAGTGCGCCGTATAGATAAGCGTCGGGGCTGCGCGTTAGCACATTGTTTGTAGCGTTTGTGTCGGACAGAGGAACGAGACTGCCAACATAAATAATTTCAGCAGTGTACCCGCTGTCGGGTATTGGCCGGAGTTTCATTTCGTCGCCAACAATGCTGTACCCTTGGGGCTTCCCCGTTCCGCCGGATGAGTAGGTCTGGTCCAGTGCGACTGGGCTGTAATAATTTAAGACCGTTAGCGGAGTAGTGTTTAGCTTGACCTCGCGCACCTCTCGCAGATCAGTTGGCAAAGAGATGTATTCGTCCCCAGACGTCAGCGTCGCTGTTGACCGCTTCTCCTGACTGCGGGTCTCCAACTCTCGGCTCATGGTCGCTTCGGCAAGTTGAATAAAGTCAGGGATGATTGCGGTCAGATCGTCACGGGCGAGAAAGTTCGCAACCGCCGCCTTCAATTCGCTGTAGGTCGAAATGGACATTACAAATTTCCGCCGCCGGTTCTAAAATCTCTGTTCTCACTGTCGTTTAGCCACTGCCGCCACGCCTTTGGGTTCTCTCTTGGCTGACCAAACTTCTCAATTAAATGATTGTACACGACGTTGGGGATTTCCGCTACATGATGAATATGACGCTGCGTATTCCCGATCATGCTCCCCTTTTGATAATCATTGCTCATTTGACGGTTTAATTTTATGAGCGTGTCAAATCTTTGCGTTTGCTCAAAAACCGTGGAGCCATCATCATTCTGATGAATGTGGACCTCTTTCGCAGTGGTCGGGTCGGTGTATAAAAGTCTCTTCATAAAACCCTCAAAAGAAACCGGGCGGCCCCGTTAAACAGTGCCGCCCAGAGTGATATTTTACGATCCGCTTAGATCGAAAATTGCTGCGTGTGCTTTGGGTGCAGTCGGCTTCAACGCCCACTCAACAACAATGTGTGAAGTGGTAGCGTCGCCGTCTTTAGCCAAATCTTCCTCAAGGAAGTTACGACCTTTGAGTGTGCATAGTGACACAAAATCAGGGTCGATGAGGAATACGCGGTCATTGCTCAACTGGCGAGACGGAATCGAATCCAAACTGCCGAAGTCGGTCAAGAATACAGAAGTTGAACCAACATATGTAATTTCTTTTGCGGCGGTCATGTTCACGTCGTTGCTGACGAGGTTCCCGCTGGCTGAGAGATCGGAGAAGTTGGCGCGGTTGGTTGCGCTAGAAACCATCAGGCGAGGGTTTCCACCGTCGGTCCATGCGTCCTGCATACCGTCTTCGATGAGGGCCAAAGAAAGCGCACGGTCATCACCGTTGGTGATGGTGTTAGTGCCAAGTCCGTTGGCAAACGCACCAGAGCCAGCACCAACAGAACCGTTGGTTATCCAGCCGGAAAGTGACGCAGACTTGCGTGGGTCAGAACCAGAACTTGCAACGTCTGTGTCGCCAATCATCTTGTCTATATCACGACGCAGTTCCAGTGCTTTTAGAACCTTCTGGTAGTTATGCTCGCGCTCACGCCCGGCCTTGTCCACTGCGTCCAGAGTGCCAGAAGTTGCGAACACCTTCTTGGAAATCTGGTGGTAGTTTCCGACGCGAACAGTTGGTGTGGCGGCGGCAGTTGAAGTAGTCGCGCCCTCATTGTGGTAGTTATTGGTCGCTGCTGCGGCCAAATCTTGAACCTGCCACTCGGTAAAAATGCCGGAGGAGGTCTCTTTTTTGACGTTTGAGAAGATAGGTGTCTCAGTTGGGTCGATGCGGTAGATTACATCTGCCAAGGTCTCTTTTTCGCCGACTGCGGCGGTGGTTGCGAATACAGCCATTTTTTTGTTCCTTTCGGGCTATCTGCCCATAAGATAATCGACTGCGGCGTCAACGGTTCCAGCTTTTTCAAATCGCTTTCTTGCGTCCTGCCGCGAACGGGTTGCAACTTCACGCTTAGTCTTTGGTCGCCCTGCTTTTGCCATCTTCGGTGCTTTCCGGGTGCGCTTTTTGGCTTCGGGCTTCTTGCCTTGAAGATTGTCCCACTGCCACGCCTTATACAGAAGTTCGATAGCGCGAGCGTCAGACGCATTGGCTATTTCTTCCTCTGAAAACCCGATCCGCTTCTGCGCGTAAGAGATGACCTCTTTACGCTCAGATTCAAGAATATCAGTATCCCGCCACGCAGGAATCCTGTCGAGCATTTCGTTGCGCTGCGCCTCTAGGTGCTTACGCATACTCTGTTCTTGTTCGCTCGCCTGTTCTCGTAAAATGCGTTGACGCTCGGCATCGACCTGCTTCTGGTATTCCTTCTGCTGGTCCCATTCGGCCTTGGCTAAAAACAATTCACGCTCAGGCATCGTTTCTGACAATGCTCTCCAATCAGGTTCCTGTTGGCTTGCCTGTTGGATTTGGGCAGACAACTGACTTAGTTGCTGCGCGTAAGCGTCACGCATTTGCTTGGTCTCTGCTGCTTCGGCTTCAAACGCCTTACGCTGCTCTGCCAATTCCATCGAACGCTTAGTATATGCCTTCTGCCGCGAATAACCCTGACGCAGTTCGTCAAGCGACACCTCAAGTTCCTCACCGTCAACTTTTACAGTGTAGACATCGGGCTGCTCTTCTTCTTCGTCTTCGTCGTCCACTTCGTAGGCATCTTCGCCGTCATCGTCCTCATCATCCTCGTAGCCGTCGTCAGGTTCGTCTTCATAGACGATGTCCTCTTCTGGCTCTGGTGCGTCGGTCTCAGGCTGTTGAGGCTCTGTGGCCTCGTCCCGCACATCTGTCGCAGTATCCTCTGGGGGATTGCTCAGAAGGCTAATTGCATCATTAATTGAAATATCGCCGTTTCCTTGCGGATTGTCGGACATGGAAAACTCTCTATCTGTTAAAATTTATGCGCCGCTGAAGGTCTTCCAACTGCGCTTCTGCCAACTTACCATCCTCGACAGCACTTTGAAAATACCCCTTTAAGGCAGTAAGTGCTTGAGATAAGTAATAAAGCCTCTCGCGGTTATCCGAATCTTTAATGTCGCTGCCCTTCCAAGCGTCAACAAATTGGATTTCAAGGTATTCAAATGCTTCATTAAACAACTCATTTCTCAACAAAGCAGCGGCTTTTTCAGCCCGTTCCTGCTTCTCCCTGACCTTGTGCTTGTCCATTACAGTAATGTGTATCCCGTCAATTGTGGTGGCCTGTCAAAATATTGTGGATATGTGGCACCTTGCTTGCGAAATGCAAGGTTCGCCGCGCCAAAATCTGATGGCGACCCAAACCCTGCCCCATAACGCTGATTGAACTCAAGCAGTCCTGTCGGCGCGGTGTCGAGCAGCCCAACACGGCCATATGCGCCCGGTGCTGGTGACCCAATGGGCGACCCCATGGGGGACACACCATTCGGGTCGCTCATACCGGTGTCAACGCGGCAAGCGTTGAGGTCTTCATCAAAAATGTATCCGTCCGGGCATTGTTGCTGGCCCGTCGCTGGGTTAATTACAGGAGGCACAATGTCATCACTTGGCGCAATGGCTTGCTGGTATGCCGCCTCGCGCTCTGCCTCGTAATCTCGGCCAACAAGCCGTCCGCCGCTTTCGCGGTAACCAGTGACGTTACCCGTTACAGGGTCATAAATAGGGGTCATGCCTGTCAAAGCTGGCTGACCCTCCCCGCCAAAGTAACCCTGCCTTGAAGCACCAGCCGTTAAACCATCAACAACTTTTTGCAGCCGCCTCTTCATTAGAGCGTCTTGAGCATTTCCTAAAAATGCGTATGGTGCAATTTTGTCTAAAAATGACTGCTCTTGGTTTGCGGCTTCAATTGCGTCAATCTGCCTTTGCGCGTCCGCCGCTGCCGCCAAGTTTCTTTCAGAGTATGCTTCATATCCGCCCGGACGCTGCGACTGCGCCATCGCAGAAGAAGGCATGGCACCCGCGCCGCTAAGACGCGCAGCGTTTATCAGTGCCGCCTGAGCCGCCGCAGATTCAGCGGCCAGAACGCTTCGTTGTGCGTCCCGCGCTTTACTAGCGTCAATAACGGATTGCATCCTATCAATCGTTTGGATCGTTGCTTGATACGGGTCAGAAGCCGCCGCCTGAGCCGCCGCGCCGGTATTGGCATCGTCTCCGGGGTCAACATAACCGCCGTATGCCTCTGCATAAGCTTGTGCGTCAACATCGTCGTAATAACCCATATCTAAACCCTCGGCAGGTTAGTTGAAATTTGGCTGTCAGTGACGGCCTTTGTGACACGCAGTTCTGCCTCTGCCTGTAATTCTTGGCGGCGCAGTTCCGTGTCAATCATCAACTTCTCACGTTGCAACGCTAGTTCCGCGTTCATCTTCTCTCGTTGCAGTTCAATGTCCATCTGCATCTTTTGCTGCGCCAACTGCATTTCCTGCTGGGCCTTTAATACAGCGGGGTCAGGTTGAGGTGGCTGCTGCTGTTGCTGCATCTGGGCTTGTGCAATCATTTGCGGAGAATTAAAGAATTGGTCCGCATCCTTGAACCCGCCGATTTCAGCAATTGACCGAAGCGTTTGTGTGTACTGAGCCATTGTCACAATCGGATTGCTCGGCCCCAACTGCATAAGTATTTGCTCTTGCTTTGCCGCAATCTGTGTGAGAAACGCAATCTTTGTCTCGTCGTCTGTCGTGCCAAGGCCAACCTGCACGACCGTGTCAAACTGCGACTTCCATTCGGACGGACTGATTGGAACAAACTTGTTCCTCAAGCGCATGACCTTCGGCTTGTTGTCGTGCTTCAAAACAAGGTGAAGGATGCCCTTAAACAAATCCTTCACGCCGGTCTCCGCCATAGTCCGCGCATAGGATTCAAGCTTTACCTGCGCTCCCCGAACAGTTGCCGAGACAGCCGAAGCCGTGGACGATTGCAGCGCATCGGCGTTTAAGCCCTGAGATGCGCGGGACATACCCGTGCGCGTCTCTTTGACTGTGTCGAGGTAGTCCATCAACGGACGAATTTCGTTTCCGACGCTTGCGCCGGTTATCGACTGGACCATGCCGGGTTGACGTGCGCGGATCACTCCGCCAGCAGAGCCGTCCAGCACGTCGTCAATGTTTACTTGGCCCTCGACAACAATTGTGCGTGGCAGTGTGCTGGAATAAACGCTGTCCAAATACTGACGCATCAGTGTGGTTTTGATGACCTGCAAGTCCTCGGTCATATCATAAACAGAACGACCAACTAAACGGTGCGGCATCAGTATTGGCGAGGCCACCGCAAACGGCACATGGTCAAACGGCTCATTGTGTAAAATGTGTGTGCCTTCCGAGCCAATCGCGCAGATGCGGCGGCGTTCAGCAATGCCGTCGCCGTCGTAATCCATTTTTACGATGCACTCATAGTAAGGCACGGCGCGAAGCGTTGGATCAGCAGGGTCGATGCCAGTGGATGATTCAATGTCTTGGAACCTGACGCTGACCTCACGGTCATTATCCAGTTCGTTATCTCCGGCGTATTGCTCGACCTCTTCACGGTCGTACCCCATCGCAACAAGTTCAGAGACGGTCATTGATGTGCGATGAGCAATAAAGTGCGCGTCCTCAAGCGTTACCGCGTGACGGTTGACCAAAAACTCTTCCGGCGGCACGTTGATGACCTTGATTTCGCCACTTTTGCGGGTGACGCGAACGGTCAGGTCATACTCAGATTGAAGCGGGACCGTCTCGCCGTCATCCTCCACATAGGATTCAAGAACGGTCTCTGACTGACTGACGATATCAATGTTTGGGTCGTTCAGCAGCAGAACCAGTTCGGCCTCGCTCAACCCGCTGTATTCTTCTTCGTCAACTTGCTCCTGCTCTTCATAGAAGAACTTAACGACGCCCATGCGAAATAGCAGCGCGTCCTTAAACATCGTGTGCAGAAGTTTATAACCCTCATTTTGGGTCTGGATCACATAGTTGACATAATCCGAAGCCTGTTCAGCGGCCTCCATATCTTCGGCAGTGCGCGGCTTAAAACGAACGTAATTTTCGTTCGACGTATAGACACGCATCAAATTTGGCATGATGGATTCGACCGTGTCCGCCACATCGCTTGAAACAACGGACGAGCGACCCTCAATCTCGTTGCCCAGCGGCTCGCCCATGTAAAAGTCAAGGGCGCGTAAACGATCCTGCGTGTACTCACTGTCGAAATGATTGAGTGCGTCGGTGATCTCGCCACTCAAAATCGTTCCGAGTTGAACGTCGTCCATTTGAGCCATTATAGAACCCTTACTTCATTTTCTTTTTGACGCGCTTTGGCGCAGCGTTTGCACCTGCAATCATTTTGGGGCCAGCGGTTGTTTGGACTGACTTCGGCAACTTTTCTGGCAGA